CGCCAGGCCATCACCAACGAAGCCAACCGGCGCTGGGGGCGTCGCAACGGGGAGAACCACCATGGCCGGTAAGCGCAAGACGAAGGCGGCGAAGCCGAAGCACGACGATCTGGCGAAGCCGTCGAAGTGGCGGATGCAGCACGGTGGCTTCTCGGAGCCGATCCGCGAGGCGGATCCCGAGACCGGCAGCCCAGTCCAGCATCGCCGCGCCGTGGACACGCTCGGGCTGATGCTGGCGCACGGCAGCATCACGCCACAGATGCACGAAGCGGGTGAGATCTTCCGCGGGCTGTTCCGCGCCGCCTGCTTCGACAGCATGTCGACGTCGCAGATCATGCGCATCCCAGGCACGCGCGTCGACACGCTCTCGACGATGCAGGTGGAGGCACGGCGCCGCGTCGCTGCGGCGCTCGATGCGCTGGGGGGGCAGGACAGCCCCTGCGGCTCCTGCGCGTGGTTCGTCGTCGGCCTGGAGTTCTCGGTCCGCGAGTGGTCAATGCGGCAGGGCTGGGCCGGACGGACGGTGCACGGCCCAGTGGGACAGGGCATCCTGGTTGGGTCCCTCGGCATTCTCGCCGTGCACTTCGGGCTGATGCCGCGAGCGAGGGCGGCGTGACGCGGGACGATCGGGGCGGTCATCATTGCCCCGATCACGCTGTTACAATTCACCCCGTAGCGGCTCCGAAATCGATAAGGCTAGAAGCAAGACACGTAGAGAAGGTGCGAGAGCGCCGCGGCTGAACAGCCACGCTGCGGCTCGATCGAGACAGTGGCTCTCGAGCCGCAGGGTCCTTCCTGGCCCCGCTGTATGCGGGGGGCGGAAGCGCGCAAGGTCGCTAGCGCCAGGCGGAAAATATGGGTTGCGGTTTGCAGCCTTCGCCCACGGCTTCAAATCGTTAGCTGCAAACCGACGCCGGGCCGCGGCCCTGCAAACCACCTGCAAACCGGATGGCATCATGACGCTCCCCTGGATGGCGGCGAAGATTGTGCTGCGTCCGGTGGCGGAGCTGCGCCCGCATGCCAGCAATGCCCGCGTCCACAGCGCCGAGCAGCTGGAGCAGATCAAGGCCAGCATGCTGGCCTTCGGGTTCACCAACCCTCTGCTGGTGGACGACGACGGCGTGCTGATCGCCGGCCACGGGCGGCTCGAGGCCGCGACGGCGCTCGGCATGGCGAAGGTGCCGGTGATCGTGCTGCGGCACCTGTCCGCGGCGCAGAAGGAGGCGCTGCGGCTCGCCGATAATCGCATCGCGGAGAATGCGACATGGGACCAGGCGCTGCTGCGTGATGCGCTAGCCGCGGTGCAGGTGGCGCAGGACATCGACCTCGGCGCGCTCGGCTTCTCGGCGGATGAGCTCGCGGACATCCTCGCGGCGGCTGGAGATGCCGTGTCCGACGGCGACGCGCCCGAGGCTCTGTCCGCGGATCCCGCCGAGGGGGGCGGTGCGGCGGGCGCGGCGGGCACCGGGGAGGAGCCGGAGGAGGATCCCGCCGATGCCGACCCGGAGCCGCCGCGCCAGGCCGTCACCCGCCCCGGCGACCTCTGGCTGCTGGGCCAACACCGCCTGCTCTGCGGCGACAGCACCGACACCGCCAGCGTGGCGCGCGTGATGGGCGATGACCGCGCGGCCCTGCTGTTCACCTCCCCGCCCTATGGAAACCAGCGGGACTACACGACCGGCGGCGTGACGGATTGGGATGCCCTGATGCAGGGCGTGTTCCAGCATCTCGACGTTGCCATGCGCCCGGACGGCCAGGTGCTTGTGAACCTCGGCCTGATCCATCGCGACAACGAATGGCAGCCCTATTGGGCCGGCTGGCTCGACTGGATGCGTGCCCGCGGCTGGCGCCGCTTCGGGCTCTACACCTGGGACCAGGGGCCCGGCCTGCCCGGCGACTGGAACGGGCGGCTGTCGCCCGCCTTCGAGTTGCTCTTCCACTTCAATCGCGAGGCCCGGCGCCCCAACAAGATCATCCCCTGCCGCTGGGCGGGGCACGTCAACTCCGAGAAGGGTGGCCTCCGCGCCAAGGACGGCACCGTCGGTGAATGGCAGCATGCCGGCCAGGGCGTGCAGGAGACCAGGATCCCGGACAACGTGCTGCGCATCACGCGGCACAAGGCCCGCGGCATCGAGACGGAGCATCCCGCGGTGTTCCCCGTCGCGCTGCCGTACTTCCTCATGCGTGCTTATGCTGATGAGGACGATGTGGTGTTCGAGCCCTTCGCTGGCGCCGGCACCACCATTATCGCTGGCCAGCGCACCGGACGCCGCGTGCGCGCGATCGAGCTCGCACCGGCCTATGTCGACCTCGCCGTGGCGCGGTGGCGGATGCTGCATCCGGACATCCCGGTGACGCTGGCGGACGATGGCCGCGACTATGATGCCGTGGCCGCGGCACGGGTGGAGGTCACCGCCAATGCAGCCTGACCTCGTCGTCTCCACACTGCCGGTCGCGGCGCTGGTCCGATACGCCGAGAACGCGCGCACCCATTCGCCGTCGCAGGTGGCGCAGATCGCCGCCTCCATCGCCGAGTTCGGCTTCGTGAACCCGGTGCTGGTCGACGCCGATGGCGTGCTGATCGCCGGCCACGGCCGCGTCATGGCCGCGAAGCAGCTGGGCCTCGCCTCCGTGCCGGTGCTGCGGCTCGGCCATCTCTCCCCGGCGCAGGCGCGGGCGCTGCGCCTGGCCGACAACCAGATCGCGCTGAACTCCGGCTGGGACGAGGCGCTGCTCGCCGCCGAGATCGCGCGCATCCGCGACGAGGCGGTGGTCGACCTGGATGTGCTGGGCTTCTCCGGCATGGAGCTCGACCGGCTGCTGGCAGCTGCCGATGCCGGTCTCGGCGATGATGCTGACGAGGCACCTCCGCCGCCGGTGACTCCAATCACCCGCAACGGCGACCTCTGGCGCTGCGGCGAGCACCGCCTGCTGTGCGGTGACGCCACCCGGATCGAGGACGTTCAGCGCGCTCTCGGCGCCGGCCACCTGGCCGACATGGGCTTCGTCGATCCGCCGTATAATGTCGCCTACGAGGGCGGCACCGCGGCCAAGATGACCATCGCCAACGACGCGCTCGGCGGCGGCTTTCCCGAGTTCCTACGGCCGGCGCTGGCCAACCTGCTCTCGGTCACGAAGGGCGCCTGCTACGTCTGCATGTCGTCCTCCGAATGGCCGACGCTGCATCGCGTCTGGCAGGAAGCCGGCGGGAAGTGGTCGAGCACCATCATCTGGGCGAAGAACACCTTCGCGCTCGGCCGCGCCGACTACCACCAGCAGTTCGAGGCGATGCTCTACGGGTGGAAGGCCGGTTCGCAGCACTATTGGTGCGGCGCCCGCGACCAGGGGAATGTCTGGCACTTCGATAAGCCGGCCAGGAACGACCTGCACCCCACGATGAAGCCGGTGGCGCTGGTGGAGCGCGCGGTCCGCAACAGCAGCAAGCCGCGCGACACTGTGCTGGACTGCTTCGGCGGGTCGGGCACGACGATGATCGCGGCGGAGCGCACGGGGCGCCGCGCCGTCCTGCTGGAGATCGATCCCGCCTATGCCGACGTCATCGTGCGCCGTTGGCAGGAGACGACCGGCGAAGCCGCGGTTTTGGAGGGTGATGATCGCATCTTCGCCGATGTCACCGCGGCGCGCGGCATCGTCGATCATGATGTGATTCAGACCGCCGAAACATAGCAATTCCGCGCCGCTGCATCTTGCTTGGCTCGTGCGCGGCACAGCGCGAATGGTCCGTCACACGCAGAGCACCCCGCCCTGCCCCACGACGGAGACCAAGATGACCGACCGCGAAGCCCGCGCAGCCCGCAACCAGGAACGCAGCCTGGCCGCCTTCCTCGCGAAGAAGGCGGAGTTCGACGCCCTTCTCGCGGAACTCCAGCAGGCCAGCGCGGACCACTTCGGCGCGGATCCCGAGGTGGTGCTTTGGGGTGAGGCGGCCTGGCTTTCCGACGCCACTGCGAAGCTGAAGGACATCGCGGACCAGCATTTCCGCCGCGGCGAATACGACCTCTGACGCGGGCCACTTCCGCACCGCCCCGACCGGGATCTGCCCGGCGGGGCTCCCGGCAGTAGGGGCCGATGGTCGGCGCCCGACACCGGAGACCACCACGATGACCAAGCTTTCCGACAGCCAGCGCGTGATCCTAAGCGCCGCCGCGCAGCACGAGATGGGCCTCGCCCGCGCGCCGAAGACCCTGCCGGCCGCGGCCCGCAACGCGGTCTTCCGCAGCCTGATCAAGAACAACCTGCTCACCGAGTTCAACGCGCCGCGGGACTTCGTCGGGCTCGGCTGGCGCCAGGACGAGGACGGCACCTGGATCGTGGCGCGCATCACCGACGAGGGGCTGCGCGCCATCGGCATCGACCCGAACGAGGGCGACGCGGGGGCCGGCGAGCCCGACGGCTCCGGCATCGAGGGCAGCGTGCCCGACACGGCGCCCACGGTGGCGCTGGCCGCGGAGCCCGCCGGGCAGGACGCCCCGGCGCCCGAAGCCGCCCAGGCTGCGCCCCTGGCGGAGGAGATCGTCCTGCTCGACCAGGCCCTCGCGGCGCGCATGGCCGCGCCGCGGACCAGCCTGCGCGTCGCCACCACGGCCGTGCTCGCCGTCTGGGACGACAAGGCCAATCGGGCGGGCTTGCCGGCGAGCCGGGCGCGCCGCGCAAGCCGCGCGAGGGTACGAAGCAGGAGCAGGTGCTGGCCATGCTGCGCCGGCCCGAGGGCGCCACAGTCGCGCAGATCGCCGAGGCGACCGGCTGGGCGCAGCACACGGTTCGCGGATTCTTCGCGGGGCTGAAGAAGAAGGGCCACGCGGTCGAGGTTCGGGAGCGCATCCGCCAGATCGGCCCGAACAAGACGGGCGCGAAGGGCTCCTTCACCATCTACGCCCTGGCAGAGTGACGCCAGGCGGGAATGGTCAGGGCTCGCTGCTGGAAGGCAGCGGGCCCTGATGCCGTTCCCAGGGCTTCAGTTTCGGCTTCGGGGGATCGAGGGCGAGCACCAGTTCCTCGGCCGTCCACCCTTGACGCTTCGCAGCCTTCGCAACGCCGAGCAGCACCTCGCGCGCATCATCGATGTATAGTTTCACGACGCGCGGTGTGCCGACACCGTTCCCCGCCAGAGCCATCGCTTTCGCCGCCTCATAGACCATCTTCTCGATGTCTTTCGGCCCTCTGCGCTGTGGCATGTTCGTTGCCCTCTGCTCCTCCGAACAGGATGCACATCGCGCATCGCCGCGCCCATCGCAAACCTACAGAGCATATCGATCATTCGAGTTGGCTGCGCTCCGACGCAGCGCGAATCGTCCGTCACCCGCAGGGCATCCCGCCCCACCGAGACGGAGACGCAGATGAGCCAGAAGTCGATGCCCGCTGAACGCCGCTGGATCATCCTCGCGCAGGATGGCCGGCATGTGACGATGGGGCGCGCGGCACCACCCAGCGAGGCCGAGGTGGAAGCGGCCGCCGCGGCGCTCGCCGCTCAGGGCCTCGCCGGCTGGCTCGCCACGCTTGACGGCAATTACTGGACGCGCCGACGCGTGACCCTCGCGCCGGTGCAGCTGCTCGGCGACGGCGCCAGCCTGGATTGGCCCGCTGCCATCACCGCCTTTGAAGCCGCCCGCCAGCGCGCCCTTCGTCCCCTCTGAGAAGGCCGGCATCGCCTACACGCGCGGCGGGAGGTCGCCGCCATGCCGGAACTGACCGCATCCACGCGCGAGGCCGCGCGGCGCCTCGGCGTCAGCGACACAGCCATCCACAAGGCTGAACGCGCCGGCCGCATCGCCCGCGAGCCGGACGGCCAGTGGGACATCGACAAGACCCGCCGCCGCCTGACCGAGACCGCCGATCCCGCCCGCTCGCCCCTGGCCAGCGGTGCCGGCGCGGATGGCACGCCCTTCGCGCGGCTGAAAGTGGCGCAGCTCGCGCTGAAGGTGGAAGCCCAGCGCCTCTCGCTGGATGAGACCAAGCGCCGCCTGGTCGATGTCACCGAGGCGAATGCCGCGCTCGACGAGATCGGCAGCACGATGCGCGACGCGCTGCTGAACTGGCCGGCTCGCGTCTCCGGCCTTATCGCCGCCGAGATCAGCGTCGACCCACATCTGCTGCAGACCATCCTGCAGAGCCACATCAACGACCTGCTGACGGAGGCGGCCGATCGCTTCGATCCAGCAGGCCTCGGAGGGGACCGGTCTTCGCAGCCGTGAGCATGTGCGCCGGCGTGTCGGCGCCATGCTGCGACCACCGCCGCAGCTCACCGTCTCGGAATGGGCCGAGCGGCATCGCATGCTGGGCAGCCGCGCCTCCGCCGAGCCCGGCCCCTGGCGGACCAGTCGCACGCCCTACCTGAAGGACGTGATGGACGCGCTGTCGGCGGTGCACCCCGCCCGGCGCGTCGTGTTTATGAAGGGCGCGCAGGTCGGCGCCACGGAGAGCGGCAACAACTGGCTCGGCTACATCATGCACCATGTGCCGGCACCGGCACTGGCGGTGCAGCCGACTGTGGAACTGGCCAAGCGCTTCTCGCGGCAGCGCATCGACCCATTGCTGGAGGAAACGCCCGCGCTGCGCGATCGCGTGGCGCCCGCCCGGGCGCGCGACAGCGGCAACACCATGCTGTCCAAGGAATTCCCCGGCGGCATCCTCGTGCTGACGGGTGCGAACAGCGCGGTCGGGCTGCGCTCGATGACGGCGCGGTTCCTGTTCCTCGACGAGGTGGACGCCTATCCGGGCGACGTCGCCGGCGAGGGTGATCCGATCGCGCTCGCCGAGGCCCGCGCCCGCACCTTCGGCTGGCGGCGCAAGGCCTTCCTGGTCTCGACGCCCACCATCGCCGGCCGCAGCCGGATCGAGCGGGAGTATTTGGCCTCCGACCAGCGCCGGTTCTTCGTGCCGTGCACGGCCTGCGGTGAGATGCAGTGGCTGCGCTTCGAGCGGCTGATCTGGGAGAAGGGTGCGCCGGAGACGGCGCGGTACCACTGCACCGCCT